TTAATGCAATTGACCTAGCTCTAAGTCTAGTGCTTTTAAAATTTGTAGTTTCGGTCGATGTAAAATTTGTAGTTGTTGCAGCAGTATTAGGATAGTTTCTTGTTGTAAAACTAACTTCCGTATCGCCTGTCTGTTCTATAAAATCTGGTATAAATCTACTTATTCTCATCATGTATTCACCATCTCCTCTAAGATCAGGAGTTCCTACAGTCGCTCCCGTGTTACTTCTTTTTTGAGTAATGTCAAAATCACCAGAAAGAATATTAGCATTAACAGCAGTAACAACATTACCAGCATTAACTTGATCGGTCCCTGTTTCGTGTTGATAGTATATACTACTTCCGTCTACATTACCAGTAACATCATAAGAGGCATTATCATTAGAGTCATAAAGTGTTGCATGAGGTTTTTCATATACAGAAGAATCTACCCAAGCAGATCTATTTAAAGATCCTGTTGTCCAAATAGGTCTTTCAGTTGTAGAATCTAAATAATTATAAGTGACCACTCTATCGACCGAAGCAGCTGTAGCTGAACAGTAGAACCAATTTATCTCTCCAAAAAGATTATTGATACCTGCATTAATTAAATCTTTAGTCACATTATTAAGGCCAAGTCCGGGATCTGCTGAGTAAACAAAATCTTCAACCAGACAAGGCATAGATTTTACTTGACCATCGTAATTAAAAAAACCATTTTCTGACATCCAATAAGCTGAACCATTAACTTCTATACAAGCATTTTTACCAATCAACCCACAGTTAGTCCCTGCCTGTTGAAATGCAAAAGTAAAAGGTTGACCTACAAATTGCATTAAAAATAATGCGGTATCGGTCCATACATAAAGAGCATCCCTACCTTTAATAGCAGACATGATCCTAGATCCCGCAGCAAGTCTTTGTGTACCTGCTGTGTTTTCTGCTTTTACAGTATACTCATTAATGTTTTCCTGGTCCGAGAATCTAATAAACATACTGTCTTGTGTGTTCTTGTCCCCAATAGTAGTTTCTGTTCCAAAAAAAACTAAGTGTCTATCGGGAGTTGATACCACCATGTGACGTGATGCTGTTGGTGCTCCAGATATAATTGTTGCCCGAGTAGCTAATGCATTAATGGGTGTAGCATCCCATTCAAAACATTCTCCATTGTATATAAGAGCAATTAATTTTGTACCAAAATTATCAAGAACCCATAAACCAGGGTTAAGTGTAAACTGTGTAGTCGACGAAGCTTGACCCCAGCCGTTGTAATTTGTAATATCTGTAACTGTTGCACCTGATGAGTGTGTTGTAGCTGTTGTACCGTTTACATTTCTAGCACCTCCACTTAAAGTATTTGTCCCTGTGTTATTTGCTGTGTAGGATATATCTTCAGTCCCTATTTTTATGGTCCCCGATGCCGGAAACGTGTTTGAACTAGTTAGAACAATGTTAGTTGTAGTTGTATCTGTTAATGCAGTGGCAAGAGTATTAGTTGCGGCTCCATTTATTACACCACCAAATAACCCTGAACTCCAGCCAAAACCTGATTGTTGTGTAGCAGGTCCTACAGTATAATAACAAAGAACAGAAGCAGATCCCGCATTGGTTACAGGAGTGCCGGCTTCATTAGTGGACATTGTAATTGTAAAAGAGGTGCTACTTGGTACAGAAGTCACCATAAATTTTTGGTCTTCGAATGTAGCATTTGTAAAAGTAGATCCAGATAAACCAGAAACAGCATCAAATAATACTATATCATTATCTAGCAAACCATGATTAGAAGAAACAGTTATTGTCACTGTTGGTGACCCTGCTGTACTTGTAAAATTTGCACCAGTAATTGTAGTTCTTATAGGATGTATATCGTAGTACTCACCGTCTGAAAAAACATAAAGAATTCTATTAGTTCCAATTGCAGAATATTTTAATCCAACATTATCATCCCAATTATGGATGGCTCTTGCGGCACCAGTTAATTTCTCTGTGCCTAACTGTTCCCAACCGCCAATTTTTTCTGGTGAACCATATCTAAAACGTACATTATCTCCGTCAAACCATTGACCTTCGGCCCCTGTTTCGGTTACTTGTTTGTTAAATCCTGGAGCAAATCCTAATTTTTGTAACATATATAATCCTTATAAAGAAGGCAGTAGGTATGGTGGAGTACTGCCTTCATCATAGGGTTATATCATCGTTTAAACCAACTTGGAAGACCTAAATGTGGACGCCTGTCAAACATATTATCTTTAGACCCTAGAGTTTTTCTATTATTATAATGAAGAAATACTTGAGCGCAGTCTTTACCTTTAAACTTTTCTCGCCAATGCTCTAGTTCACAACCAGAATAGACTAACATATCACCTGGTTTTAAATTTACTTTAATACCTTTTTTTCCAACTTCTCCTGATGGCTCTAAATAAATAGTCCAATCATCACCACCCAAATTCATAGTGGTAGATATTTCACAACTGAATCTATCTTTATGTCTTTTAAGAATATCACCTTTTTTATAAATTCTTGCATAAGTATAAGCTGGATGTAGTTTTAATCCTGTAGTCTTTTCCATAATAGGTTGACACTTCAACATTAAAGTCTCCATAGCTATATCAGAGTAATTTGAATAAGTGTGTGGAATCTGTTCGTCTGCTCCTTCATAATAACCAAGTAATGTTTCATAGGGTGAAATGTATCTAGCATTACGACAGGTGTCTAATACTTGTCTTTTCATAAGAAAATAGTTGTACAAGAATAAGGCTAAATCTTTATCTATTGCTTGTTTTATAATTACGTATTTATTTTTTTTAAACGACATCTTTAGCCAGCTCTTTCGGTATCGCTTGGATATTCCAGTGAATAAATCTAAAAGGCTCTATTCCAAAATCTATTGAAAATTCATGTTCTAAATATCCTGGAAATATAATTAATGTTCCTGGTTGAGGTTTAAAGTGAATTAATTCAGATCCAGCTAACACACCTTTTTGATCTTTCATTTTTAATTTAGTAGCTCTTGCTCCAGTACGTGGCTCATGAAATACTGGCATAGATGTTTTATCACTTGCTTTTAAAAAATAAAATCCTGATACATGTTGATTCCAATGAACATGTGCTGAATGATGACCACCTCCTTTTTTAGCAAACTCTTGTACCCACATCTCACTAAACATAGTAGTGTATTGCTGCATATCATAACCTTGATGATCTAAATATTCCCAAGATTTTTGTCCAATATAATCTCTAAAGTCTCTAAAATTATTATCAGCTGTAAGAGGTGTTGAGTGATAACTTCTTCCAAAGTCTCCAAACTTTTTTATATGTGCTTTAGCTTCTGGAAAATTTCTAGCAGCTTTAATATATTTGTTAGATGCTTTTGTTAAAGATTTTATAAACTCTGGTTTTTGTTCTGACCAAATAGGTGTGTTAAAGTAATTACTTATAAACATATTATTTAAATGGATATCCTAGGTTCCACATCACCAATGAATATCTTGTTCCTTTCGTTACAGGTTTAACTCTATGCCACACAAATGATGGAAATACAATAATAGACCCTTTAGGAAGTATCTCTTTTGCTTGTTTTAAATGTTTAGCTTCTTCTCTCATATGCGGATCATAGTTTCTAAAATCAAATTCTAATTCACCACCTTCATATTCTAAACCATCGGTTAACTGACAAGTCATTGATAGTTTTCTAATTTTACCCTTATTAGGACCTTCTTTTTTATAAGGTTTATCCCAAGAATCACAGTGCCAATCATAATATTGATTAAGTTTATATTTTGTAAACTGACATGATTCAGATCTATCCCATTCAAAATTCCAACCAGCATCTTTATTAGCCTGATAAATATAAGGATGGAGTTCTTTATAAATCCAAGTATCATTTAACCAAACTAAATCAGAGTTTCTTTTTCTCTTCATATCTTTAACTTGATCTTTAGTTAATTTTTTATCACCATAACCACCGGTTCTAGCCATAGTTTCTGCTTGTGTTAATCCATATTTTATAATGTCATCACAGATTTTTGGAGGTATCGCTGATTTAAAATACCAATAATAATTAGATATATTCATAAGTTATAGTCTGTACAAAATTCAAACTATCTTTCTGATTATTAGTTATGTAATACATATTTGTTGATGGAAACATTATGAACATATTATTTTTAAGTTCTATATCCCAACTTCTTCCTTTACGTCTATTGTCATCAAAATGTATTCGAACAAAACAATTTTTAACTTTAACACCATAAAGCATTGTAAAGTCTGGAGCGTTTTTAAGATCCACTAGATCAATATTTAATAAAGGAATTGTTGTTTCAAATGGTTTATAGATATTTCCCCATGTTGATTTATTAACTAAATTTATATTATATTCAACATTAATGTGATCTCTCATATAAGTATTTAACATATCCCACGTTCTTGAGAATGGAAATTCTTTAGAGTTAAAAGTTGATTGTAAAATATCGTTGGTAAGTTTTTCTTGGTCTATCTCAAAACCTTTCGGCATATCAATATCGCCATAGAATAAACTTTGTTCTGTTAATACTTTCTTCTGCATACCACCACCGTTTTTAATTTATGCTTTACTGTCTGTCAAGTCCCAAGTTGTATTAGCTTCATTCCAGACATAACCCCATATATGAGTTTCTGCTGTATTTTGTGAAGTCTGTTCTTCTGTTAATGCTGGAGCATCACCGATTGGTGATTTCCAAGAAGCTGATTCTATATGTTTTACCCAAGAAGCGTGAAGTTTTTTAGGCCAGAAAATATTATCATCTTCGTCCCAAGTATAACCTATACCTGCATAATTTCCTCTTAATGCTGTACCGCCATCTTTGTGAGTATTGTTTATTGTATTGTAAGATGTTTGAATCCACATCTGTGCAGGCCAATTATTGTGTTGTTCTAAATATTGTTGTCCTACTGTTTCATCTTCAACGCCATCAGCGTTTAACATATTATCATTATTCAAAGTTAATACTTGAATAATTTTTCCGTTAGATCCTAGTTTTGCAAAATGTGCCATAATTGTTTACCTAATTTTGAAATTTATATCTTATTATTACTATACCAGAGCCACCAGTTCCACCAGATGCCGATGGTCCATAATTACCTGCTCCACCACCACCAGTATTTGCTGTGCCTGCTCCAGCATTAGCAGCGCCACCACCACCAGATCCACCATTATTCGCTGCACCTCCTGGTGCACCACCTCCACCTGCTCTTAGTGTTGGTGTATTATTTATTGAACTTGCTACTCCTGATCCACCAGCTCCAGTAGGTGCTGTACTACCAGCTGCTCCGGCACCACCACCACCACCACCAGTTCCATTAAAACCGGTACTATTAGAACCATTTTGTCCTTGAGGTGGACTTACAGGGGGAGTATTTCCTGCAGCACCTGAGCCTCTAGCTGAAGCACCTCCACCAGAACCACCCGTGCCAGCTCCTGCATAAGGAGCAGGTGAACATTCACCACCCTTACCACCTCCAGCAGATGTAATTGTTGAAAATACTGCATTAGATCCATTTGTTGCACCACAACCGTAAGCTCCTGGTCCACCGGCACCTACTGTTATTGGATAACCTTGTGCTGAAACTGGTAAATTATAACCTGGTCCTGAAGTTGCATTTAATGGACTAGCTGTATATGAATCTGATGCTGCTTTTGATTCTCTATAACCGCCAGCTCCTCCACCTCCAGCTCTATTATTTCCTGCATTTTGTGTAGCACCACCGCCACCACCACCCGCCACTACCACATAAGAAACTGTATTTGATCCTGCTGAACTACCTACAGAACAAACTGTAAATGTTCCAGGGCCTGTAAATGTATGTACTTTAAAATCTGTATCAACAGTTGTTACTGTTCCACCTGTTGCTGTTATGTATGTTGCTAATTCTTCTGCATCTGATTGTAATCCTGAATCGGTTACAATCCATCCTTTTGTTGCGTCTACAAAAACTAAAGTTACTGCTGCACCATCTACTAATAAAGTTGCATTACCTGCATTACCACCAATATTTGAACCATTTCTTGCAAGTGTTAAATTATTTGTTGCAAAGTTATTTGCGTAATCTGCAACTGCAATTATATCTCCAGCACTCGGTGACGATGGTAGTGTAACTGTAAATGCTGCAGAAGTTGTATTGCAAAAATATCCTATACCACTAGCTGCTGTAAATCCTGAAGTTTTAACAGTCGTATCCCAAGATACTGCACCAGTTCTACCTTCCGCTATGGTTGCAAAAGTAGGCGGGGCTCCGGCACCTGCTGAAGTTAAAACCTGTCCCGAATTTCCTGTTGCAACTGCAACTGGGTTACCACTTGCATCATAAGAAATTAAATTTCCATCTGTACCTGGAGCCATTTTTGCTAATGTTACCAAATCATCGGCTAGTTTTGCAGTAGCGATACTTCCATCAACTAATTGCGAAGCGTTGATTGTTTTGTTTGTTAAAGTCTGTGTTCCTGTAAGAGTTACATCATCTACTGATGTCATAGGAATTTCGTAAACACCTGTATTAGTTGCTACACCATCTACATAAATAATTTTCCAACCTTTATCAGTAGTTGCCCAAGTGACTGTTGCTCCTGAACCTGAAACTGCTTTAAGCTGTAATGTTTGTGCATTAGTCGTGCTGTTTTTAATAAAATAAAAATTTTCTGTAAGAAGAGGAAATGTTAAAATTCTTGATCCTGTAAGAGCACCTGTTAATTCTATAACTCTGTGTTGAGCAGTACCTGTTAAAGCACCATCTGATATTGATAAAGCTGTAGTTCCTGATCCTGCAACAGCTAAAGATAAATATCCACCAGTTAATTGTTCAACAAGACTTAAATTTGCGTTAGTTTTTGTTCCCCAAGTACCAGCGTTTTCGCCGGTTGCCATTAGCTCTAAGCCAAGATCTGTGAAAGTTGATGCCATAATTTTGTTCTCCTGTTAGCTTGTTATTTTATATTACTTATATCCATAAAGTCAACGAATTTTAAACATGGGTTACAGTTGTATAATTAGCGCTTTGTGTTGCAGTAATATTTTTATATCCAAGAGTTGCTACACTACCCACACTAGTAGTTGCTTCTACCCCTGTTAATCCCATTACATTGTTAGGTGAAATTGCACCTACAGATAATGTTGCCGATACTCCAGTTGGAAACACTGTTATTTCAGTATTAACAGATCCTACATTAGATTGAGCTGATACTCCAGTTGGGAATACTGTTAAACCGATGTCAATTGAACCTACTGAAGATGTAGCCGATACTCCAGTTAATGTAGTTATTTCAGTTATACTAAGTGAGATAGTACCTACTGTAGAGGTTGTTGAAAAACCGGTTAAAGTTAATGAAACATCTGTTCGTGGAGATAGTGATCCGAATTGAGATAACAGTAATCCTTGACCAACTAATCCTACTGTTTGTGCATCCAATGCAATTGAACCTACCGAAGATGTAGCTGATACTCCGGTTAAAATATGTGCTTCATTAATATTAACAGATCCAACAGAAGACGTTGTTGAAACTCCTGTTAATGGAATGAAATTTTCTACAGCAGTTGAAAGTGAACCTACTGCAGAAGTAGCATTAACTCCTGCTGGTGTTAAAACAGCTCCAGTAAAAACAATTAAACTATTAAGAGAAGACGCAAGTGATTGTCCAGTTAAAGTTAGTGAGACATCTGTCTGTGGAGCTAGTACGCCTACTGAAGAAGTTGTTGAAACTCCAACTAGTAAATGTGTTTCATTAATATTAATTGCACCAACAGATGAAGTTGTTGATAAACCTGTTGGAGTTAAAGAAAGACTGCCTGTTGGAGCTAGTGCTCCTACTGTAGAAGTTGTTGAAAGTCCTGTTAAACTTATGCTAAGATCTGATCTTGCAGTTAGAGAACCTACACTTGAAGTAGCACTTTGACCTGTTAAAACAACTGTAGTAGGACCCTGCTCGCCCCATTGATTTGATCCCCAGGTTGT